CGCGGATTCCAACCTTCAATGTTTCCGGGCAACTGAGGGCCGATCCACCCGCCGGCCGGCCGCCCCTACACCTCGATCTCGATCCCCGTCAAAGCCGGCGCCGGCCCCTCCACCTTGCCGGAGCGCACGAACGCCATTTGCCCGACCGGCACCGATTGCCCGCTCGCGACGAGGTGCCCGCCGCCGGGCAACTCGATCAGGCTGGTGTTTGACCCGTCTCCGCGATGGGCCAGCACCTCGCCGACCATCAAAGGATCGGACCCGGACAGCGCCACGTACCGGCTCCACGGATTGCGTCGCCAGGTCATGATTCCACCTCCTTCCGCTCGATTCCCACCGCTTGCCGGACCCGCAGCCCGGCCGACCAAAACGCCGTGACCCGCACGCTGCGCACCATGCCCCGCACCCCGGCGATTTCCGCCAGCAAGCCCGGCCGCAACAGACCCGGCCCGGTGCCGCCTTCCGGGGTCAACAGCAGGACGGCATCCAACCCGTGGCCCGGACCCGCCGCGCTCAGGACCGCCACCCCGCGCGCCCGCAGCGCGTCCACATGGCACAACAGCGGGTCCACGATGGGCTCGGCCGGCACGATAGCCCCGTCCGTCCCGGCGATTTTCACCCAGGCCACGTTGCCGTGCAGCGTCCCGGAGACATAGCAGCCGTTCAGCAGCGGCCGGTTTTCCGGCGCCCGGTCGAGCGAAATGACCGCCGCCTCGGGGATCCCCACGTCCGCCGTCTGCCCGTCCCACAGCCACGCGGCGGTGGGATAGCGCGGGTACGCGGTGAGGATCGCCGCGCTCGGATCGGTGTACAGGCAGCCGTCCACCGGCTTGACCAGCCCGACCAGTTGATCGATTGGCGTCCCGTTCCACGAATACAGCCCGCCCGGCACCAGCCAGTCGGCGGGCAAGTCCCAAACCAGCGTCCAGCCCAGATTGTCGAGCGCCTGTTCCGCCAGTTGCTGGGCGGTGCGCGGGCTGGATTCCACGCCGGCCGAGGGCGCCGTGAACGGGTCGGCCAGCCACGCCGAACGGCTGCGGCCCTTGAGCGATTGCCGGTTTTCGTTGAATTTTCGGCTGGCGCTGGGCGAGTCGAGCAAGAAGCGCCAGACGTGGCCGTTGATCGTCGCCTCCACCTCCACCGGCAGGAACGCGGGCGGTTGCGGTTGCAGCAGCGTCCACCCCTCCGGGCCGGCCAGAGTGGCGGACAGCGCCCAACACCAGCTATCCGCGTCAGTTTCGATGGTCATGCCGGTGACGGCCAGCGGCGCCCGGTCGGGCAAGCGCACCAGAGAGCAGGAATTGAGCACGCGATACACCTTCAAGGCAGGGATGTTGACGGCAGGCCACAGCGGGCAGGGCGAGCGGCCGAGATTGAGGTTGATCGGCCCCGGCGATGTGGGCAGCGGACAGCGTAAGTCCAGATTGACGATGCCGACCGGCGGCTTGTAGGGCGGATCGACGGGCGGCTGCGGCGGTCCCGGATTCGGCGCGTTGGCCGGATAGCCCGCCTGTCGCCAGCGCTCGATTTCGGCCACCGTCAAAAACGCGCCATCGCCGAACCGGTCGGCCCGGGATGTTTGCAGCGCTTCGCCCTGCGCCCAGGGCGCCCGCCAATCCGGCGTCAGGCGTGGCAAGGTCATGACCCAATGGGCCGATTCGCCGCGCCGCAGCCCGTACCCATCGCGCCACGCATCGAATCCCGCGCGCGCGACGAAGCCGCCCTGCCGCCACCGATCCACGCCCGAACCGTGTAGGGGCGGCCGGCCGGTCGGAGCTGCCGCCCACCGATCCACGCCCGAGCCGATCAGCCGCGCCGAATCGCGCCACCGCACAGACGACCCGCCGACGAGTAGGGGCGACCGGCCGGTCGCCCCTGCCGCCCACCGATCCACGGCCGCGCCCGGCAAGCGCGCCGAATCGCGCCACGCCAGCGCCCGGCCGGTCGGAGCTGCGTCCGCCTCGCGCCAGTCTTCGGCTGTGATGGCGTGAACGGCGGAGAGCAGGTTTGGATCGTAGGCGATGGCCGCGATGGCGCGGGCGCCGCCGGTGCGGGCCGCTATCGTCGCCCTGACCGACAGCCGGACCCGGATGGCCGCCGATGCGCCGCCGGTGCGAGCGGCAACGGCAAGGGTCCGATCATCGCTGCCGCTCGTCAAATCGAGATCGACGATGCCGACCGGCGGGGTGTAAGCGCCCGTTAAATCGAGGTTGACGATGCCGACCGGCGGAACGTAGTCCGCCACGGGCTAACCCTCGGCGGCGGCGAACGAGGTGATGGTGCTCAGCGAGCCGGCCACCAGCGCCAGGTTATCCATTTCGATGGCCTCGCCGCTACCGACCTCGCCCGCGTCATAGTCGCCGATCACCGCCCCCAGCGCATCGAACGCCCGCCCCCAAACGGCGGTGCCGGTGGCCAGGTTCAGCGCGGCGGCGATGGTGTCGGCGGTCAGCACGCCATCGGTCACGACACCGAACGGATCGGGCAAGTCGAACTCGGCCAACTTGGTTTGCGTCGTGATCGCGGTATCGGGAGTGGCCGGAACCGGCGCGGTGTAAATCGACAGCGTTCCGCCGTCCAGCCAGGCCGAATGCAGCTCGGCGCGGGCCGTGCGGCGGGCGGCGGCGAAGCGGATCAGGTCGCTCACGGCATCGGCTCCGGCGTCACGAGGTCCGCGATGGCGGCATTTTTCGGATTGTTTCCGCTATCGAATGCGACGATCACGTAGCCCTGCGGCACGTTCTTCAGATATTTCGCTTCATAATTTCCGCTCGCGGCGCTCCAGATTTCGCGCAGCGGAAGTCCGGTTGCTCGGTCGAACACGATAACGCGGCGCCGTGCCTGCGCTCCGCTGACCGTAATAACTCCTCTAGCTCGGTGCTGGCCGCCAAACAGCGTATCGATTCCGCGCACCATTAGAGGGCCGATCAGTTTTCCGGCCATTATCGCCACGGCCCCGATATATCGACGAGGAAAGCGTAGGTTGTGCCGCCCGATACGGGTTTTTGCACCATCAGCGTTCTCCCCTCCAGGCCGGATATGGCAGAATGGAACGATCCCTCGGCCAGCGACGACGCGATATGAGCCGGCGCGTAGATCCCCGGCAACACCCCGCGAAACGTCGCGACGTTGCTATATAGAGTCCCGCCCTCCCACACATCAACAGACGAACACAACAGACGATTGTTGATCGAATCCGGATAAGGGATACCGGAATATCCCATCCAATTATATGACATGACGTGACCGAGCTTGATGACCTGAATTGCCGTTCCGGTTTGCGTGTGCGCGCGCGGCATAAAATGCCCGTCGTTATAATTGCAAGCCTGTATTCGGCATTGGTTCGCCAATGTCGTCGTTGTGCCGACGATGAGTAGTGTTCTATACGCATCTGGCGATTTTTCGCTTGCGATATCGCCGAATAACCAACCTACCCAGTTCGCCCCGGCGTCATAATTGACCATCAGCACGAATCCCATAGCGTCGCCGATCAACCGCCACGGACGCGCGGCCGAGCTTGCCGCAGAGGATTTCGGCGCGTAGCCGCCCCCCGACAATTGCGCATCGGTCGGGAAAAGCCCGGTTCCAGTATCGACATCGGACATTGATTCGTAGCCACGGACGCGCGCGTAGGTAGCTGAACCTGCCCCGGTGTCGTCTATTCGCAAATACATCCGGCTGCTCGCCACATCATCGGCGCGATAGACGGCTTTGTTCGTGCCGCTGAACACCTTTGAAAACCCGAGCGGCGCCCGCTTGGCGGTAATCGTGCCGGTTGCGGTCTGATCGGCGATGCCGGAAGTGGCAAAGGTGAATGTGGTGCTGTTCGGGACGCTGGCGATGCGCCAAGTCCCGTTCAGCCCGGCCGGGGTGGCGCCGGCTATCGTGATCACGGGACCGACCGCGCCGCCGACCATTGTGAAACCGTGCCCGGCGTTGACCGTGCCGGTGGCGACGTTGCCGGCGACGACAAGCGAGTTGAGGGTGACCGTGCCGAAACCGTCCTTCAGGCAAGCGTCTAGCACCGAAATGAGTGCGCCGGGCGTGCCGGACAGCGCCGGTGCGCCGGCCATTGTCGAGTCGTAATATCGGACACTGGCATCAAGCATCAACGTTTCCTATCAGTAAAAGCTCGACCGAATCAATATCTTGTCCGGTCGGGTCGGACGGCTGCACGGCGCGGATCAGGGCGATGGGGTAGTTCGCGCCGTTCACGTTGAAGCGCAGGCAATTTCCGGCCTTCCAGCCCGCGCCCCAGCCCTGGTGAGGGATGGTGAAATAGGGCTGGCCGGTCAGGCTGTTGACCGGGGCGCAGTCTTGCGTCGTGTCGCCGACGCCGATGAAACCGAGGTTTTCGCCGATAACCTGGAACGCGGTGGTGCTGGTGAACGGGACCAGAATCCGGTCGGCGATGGCCCCGAGGTTCGACACGACAACGGGCCATTGTGCATCGTTGTACTGGGCCAGCGGCTCGGAGCCGATCAGCTCGTCGGACCAAACGCCGGTCCACGTCGATTGCGCGAACAGGTTGGACACGCGGGCTTGCATCGTGCCGATGGGCAGCACGGCGGAGCAGCGCGATGCGTCGGCCGGGTAGGCGTGCGACAGGGCTTTGTTGAGCGACAGCTTGCCGGAAATATCCACCGCGACCAGCCGCGCCAGATCGGCGACCGTGTGAACGATTTTGTACGGCGCCGAAAAGCCGGTCAGGTTCAGGGTGGGCGACATGGCGACGATGCCCGCCACGCGGTCAACGGTGTATTGATCGGCGCCCAACCGCTTGTCGGCGGCGTCTTCGATCACCGCCCGATACAGCCGGGTCCGGCCGCAATCGATGACCTGGGTGGGTGACAGGCTGGATTGGGCGAGGGTGGCGGTGTGATGCACCAGCACCAGTCGGCCGCTGTTGAAGATCAACGCCTTACCGTCCGGCGGCAAGCGGGCGGCATTCAGTCCGAGCAGCGCCGAATCCGGCGGCAGAAAGGTTTGGGCGACGGCGTTGTAGACGATGGAATCCGCCGCGACCAGGCGCGGTTGCCAGATTTTCAGCGTGCCGGCGAAGTCGATGCGGTGGGCCGGGTCGTACCAGACCTCGGCTTTTTCGTCCAGGGTCAACTCCGAGTCCACCCGCCAACGCCCGAACCGGGCGCGGATCACGCCCAACTGATAATCGGCGCGGATCGTGCAGTCGGAGTCTTCAAGCAGCCCGGTCCCGTCCACCGTTTTTAATTTTGCCTCGCCGTCCAGCGCGCTGTAGCGCAGTTGCAAGGTGCCCGACTTGAGCGGCGAAATCGGCGCCCGGAACACGACCTGATCCACCGGCTGCGCGGCCAGATCGGTCAGCAGGCTTTCCAGCGTCACCGCGTTGCTCGCGCCCGGCGTCCAGTTGTCGATGCGGGCGATACCCGAACTGGGGTCCAGGCTCCCGGCCAAGGTGCCGGCGCCGGTGTCCGGGGCCGGGTTGCGGTAGATCTGCCCGGCGGTGTCGGCGAACAGGTCGGCGCCGATGCGGAACCGCAGCGAGCCTTGGACGGCGGTTTCGGCGTAGCCTTTGGTCAAGTCGATTTCGAGCTGGGCGAGCGTCGCGGTTTCGGTCGCGGCCGAATCGCCGCCGACCGTGCGGTAGCGCACCTTCACGTAGCCGCTCTCGTCCGGCGGGTACTCGGCGCCGGCCGGGATGTACTCGAACCCGTCGAACGTGGTGCGGTAGGTGTTGACGATCAGCGTCCCGCCGCCGGATGAGGTCGTGCTGGTGCCCAGCAGCTTGGGGCTGTAGATCGGTTTGGGGAGCGAAACGGACACGTCGGGCAAAAAATCCAGCGTGCCGGCGGCATAGTTGACCGTGCCGTTGGTGCCGCCCGAAATCGTCAGCGCTCCCGCGCCGTTGTCGCGCGCGATCTTGATCGGGTCAAAGCGCCGCATCGGCGGGGCGATGAATTCCACGGTGGTGGACAGCGCGGCCTCGTAATCGATCACCAGCAAATTCCACTCCACCTCGACCGTGTTCGCCCGGACATTGGTGTGGTCCAGCGTCAGCGCCAAATGGCCGTTCGGTTCGCGCAGCGGGTGGGCGAACGCCTTTTCGTAGGGCGTGCCGTGGTCGTAGCTCAGGGAGAATTCGGTGTTCAGGCTGGGGAGCACGGTCGGGGTCACCGTCCATTCGCCGGTGGCGTAGCGAACCGTGCCGCTGCCGCCGGTGCCGGTCAGCGCGCCCAGGCCGTTGTCGTTCAGCGTGTAAGTGACGCTGTTGTAGGTCCATTCCAGGGTGACCGAGTTGGGCGCGAGACCGGTGTGCGCGGCGGTGCCCCGGACCACTGCGGGCGGCACGGCGGACCCGCCCTTGGCCGAGTACTGGGCCAGCGTGCCCCAGGCGTAGATGATCTCGGACCCCACGTCGGGCAGGGCGCCGGTGCTGATCGTCGCCGTGCCGGTGGCGAAACTCAGGTTGCCGCTGCCATAGCTTGAATCGGCGCCGCGCAACACCCCGCCCCCTTGATCGGTCAGCGTGTACCACTGGTTGTTGACCCGGTAGGACACGCGGAGAGTTTGCGGCGCCGGGATCGGCGCGAGGGTGAGCACCCAGACATAGCCGCGATTTTCGGTCGTGACCGCCTGCGAGGCGGTGTCCGCCACGCGCAACGGCCGGCCGGCCGGCTTGAAGGTGACGGTCTTGCTGGCGGCGCCGTAATTGGGGCAGGACGAGTTGAAGCGGCAAACGCCGTTGCCGTAGTCGATGTTTCCGATCACGGCGGTCGCCAGCTTGACGTTGCCGTTATCGTCTGTCAGGGTGGCGCCGGACACGGCGATGGACAGCGTTCCCGGCGTGCAGGCGGTGCCGAGGAACAGGCTGGCGTCGGGCTTTACGCACTGGGTCGCGGTGGTGAAATTCACCGTCGCGGCATTGGCGGCGACCAGAACGGCGGAATCCGCGCCGGGGGTCACGTCCGGCAGCGCGGTTTCGGCGAACGCGGTGGGAATCAGCGGCGAATAGAGCGAGTCCACCATCACCGAAAAATCGCCCAGGGCCGCGCTTTCGGCCAGCGGACGCACGCCGTACAGCGGCACCGCCTCGGCGTTGTAGCGGGTCTCGTAAACCAATGCGGTGGCATTGCCGGGGGTCGGGTCGCCCCTGGAGGGCTCCAGTCCCGCGTAATCGCCCGCGAGCGGTTCGGCGATCTCGCAGGTCAGCACGCGGACCTGATATTGGATCGTGACGGTGTTCACCACTTCATACTGGGTTCGCACTTCATCCGTAACCCTGGTCACCCAGGCGAATTGCGAGTGCTGCTCCACCGCGCCCGATTGTGCGACCAGCTCGACGCGCCCACCGGCGGGCAGCAACGGCGCTTCCGGCCGCTGCCAGAGCAGCAGGGCGCGCTGGCCGGCGAGATGCTGACCGTACAGCCAGCCGTTGTAGCGCGGCCCTCGGGTGATGGTCTGCTCGATGCGGGCTTGCAGGTCGGCGCGCTCGTCGTAGCCATCGCCGGTGGAAAAGGCCAGCACGGACACGGCGGGATCTTCCGGCTCTCTGAGCACCGCGACCCCGGCGTCGAGGTATTTGTCGGTATTGGCGCTGGTGACGGCGGCGAACACTTTGCGGATGGAGGTATCGCCGGCCGCGCGGTCCTGGTCTGTCACGTCGTCAAAGATCTGATTCTCGACGCCCGATTCGATGGCGTTATCGGTCATTCGCCCGCCGCCATCGGCGAAGTCTGTCATTCGCTCCGCTTGAAAGAATTTGAGATCGGATACGGCGATGGTCATCGGAGACTCCGGTTTTTGGCGGACTCAAGCGCGTCCAGGAAGTCGTTGGGGTCGCTGTCGGTGGTGGCGGTCAGGGTTTTGCCGCCCGCGCCCAGCAGGTTGAGTTGGTAGACCTTGGCGACGCCGGTGGATGAGGTGCCGCCGCCGGTCTTCGAGGGCGCCCGGCCGGTCGTCCCGGTGTTGCCGTCGGCGGCGGTCTGTTCCCGCTCCCGCTGGTTCTGCTCCAGATTCCTTTCTTTCAAGTCGAACAGCTCCTGCAATTTCCGCTTTTGCTCTTCGTACAGGGCGATCAAGTCGCGGTTTTGGGCGCGCTGCGCTTCCGCGAGCTTATCGTCAACCTCGGCCAGGGCCTGTTTTTGTTCGAGTTCCAGCTTGAGCTTGTCGGCGGCGGCAGTGTCGCCCTTTTCTGCCGCGATTTCCGCGTTCAATTCGGCGATGCGGTCGGCTGCGGACTGCGCCTCTTCCTGCATCTTGCGCAGCTTGGCGTTTGCGGCGTCGATGGCTTGTTGGAGCTTATCGAGCCTGGCATTGTCCAGCAGGCCCATGCCGGACTTGGCCGATTCTGCCGCGCCGATCATTTCGATCAGATTTTGCGTGTTCGCGCCCGTGTTTTTTGCCAGCGCGGCCAGTTCAGCGCCCAAACTTTCCGCCGCAATGGCCTGTTCAAGATAAGATTTGCGGGCAGCGTTGGCGGCGTTCGCGTTCGTAAAAAACGCGCCGGCCAAGACGCGCCCGCCGGTTGTGTTGTGCTTGATCGCCGCTTCGGTCTGATTCAGCGCCAATTTGAGTTTGCCCAGTTCGCCGGTCCACTGAGCGCCGAAAGTCTTGCCGATGTCTTGCAGGCCGAGCGATGCGGATATCAGTTGGTTCATGCCTTTGGACAGGCCGGACAATTGCCGCAGCGCGCCGGTGGCGGCGTCTTCCATCAGGGTGTAGGACTGCGCTTGCTTTTTGCCGGACTCGGCGGCTTTTCCCGACGATTCGGCTGATTTTTCGCTGGCTTTCGCGTGTCCGCGCTCGGCATCGGCGGCTTTGTTGGTTTGCGTGGCGGCCAGGGCTTTGGCCTGGGCCGTGGTGCCGGCTTGCGCGGCTTCGGCCTGGAGCGCCTGCAACTTGAGTTGCAGGGTCGCAAGTTCCTTCTGCTGCGCGGCCGTGCCGCCGTTGATCGATGCGAGGTAAGCTTGCTGGGCGGCAACAACCTTCGCCAGTTCGGCCGCTTCCTGCTGCTTGGCTTCCGCGACCTTGCGGGCGGTGTCGGCTTCGACGCGGGCGAGATCGATGCTTTTCGCGGCGGCGCCGGCCGAGTTCCCCTTGGCGCGGGCGAGATCGATTTCGGCGCGGATCGCGTCGGCCTGGGCGTCGCCGGTCTTTTGCAGTTGCGCGGCGTAATCGCCTTGGCGCTTGGCGGCGTCTTCCGCCGATTTCGCGGCGGCTTGCAGCTCGACGGCGGTTTTTTTTCGTTCCGGCGATGCCCGCTTTTCGGCGGAGGTTTGCTGTTCGGTGGCGACGGCCAGGGCGGCGTTGGCATCGGCGGCGGACAGCAGCGCGGCGCCGTAGTCTTGAGCGGAGATTTTGCCGCTCTCGAAATCGCTGCGGGCCTTGGCGGCGGCGGTGTTCGCTCGCTCGGCCATGCCCCGGTAATCGTCGAGACTCTTGGCGATCTCCTGGATTTCGGCGGCGGGGCTGGCATCCGCCAGCCGCTTTTGTTCCTCGGCGACTCGTTTGATGCCGTCCGCCGCGCCGTCCGCCGATCCGGCGAGCCGGCCGAAGGCGCCCTGGATGTCTTCGCCGTCCTTCGCGATGGATTGCGTGAGTTCGCCGGCCTTGGCCGCGAGTTCGTTAGCGGTCTGGCGCAGTTCCGCCGCGCGCTCCAGGCTGCCGAGCCCGACCTTGCTGGCTGCCGCTTCGATGATGGCGATGTTGGACACCGCCGAAGATGCGACGGCCAGCAGTGAAGCGCCGATAGTCTTGACTCCGGCCGTCAACCCGTTCCACGCGATTTGCACCACGCTGGCGGCCGTGGTGCCGGCGTCCCTGATCCCGGTGAATGCGTCCTTGGCGCCGGTGGCGAACGCCTGCAAGGATTGCAGCGCGGCGTTGAAGTCAAAGCCGGACACGAAATCCCGCCCGGCTTTGATGCCGGTGTCGGCGAAGGCGCGGATCGCGTCCTGCACCGGCTTGAGCGCGCCCGAGGCGAGTTTCTCGTTCAGCGCGGTCGCCAGCTCTACCGCCTGTTTCGTGAGCGGCTCCAGCACCGGATCGAACAGCGCCGTTTTGACGTTCGCCCAGGCCGCTTGCAGGGCGGACAGCGCGCCTTTGAGGTTGCCGCTGATCCCGGTCGCCGCCGCTTCCGCCGCGCCGTCGGCGCTGCGCAGTTGGGTTTCCAGCGCCGCCACGCCCTCGGCGCCGGTCTGGATCAGCGCCCGCAGTCCGGGGCCGGCCGTTTCGCCGAACGCCAGAATCGCGGCGTTGCTGGCGTCGCCTTTCAGCTTGAGCTGGGCGATGACTTCGCCGAAATCGCGGCTGGTGATGCCGAGGGCGGACAGCTCTTTGCTGGCGGCGCTGGCGGGGTCGATCAGTTGGGTGAGGATGGCCGCCAACGCCGTTCCGGCCTTTTCGCCCTTGATGCCGGCGTTGGCCAGGGCGGACAACGCCGCGACGGTGCCCTCCAGGTCCATGCCGGCCGTCTTGGCGATGCCGCCCGCAATGGATAGCGCCACGGCCAAGGCGCTGGCGCTGGTGGTTGAGACGTTCGCGCCCTTGGCCAGCACGTCCGCCATGCGTCCGGCCTGATCGAAGCCGAGGCCGACCACGGACAGCGAGTCGGACAGCTTTTCGGCGGCGGCGTCCATGCTCAGCCCTTCCGCCTTGGCGAGCGCCAAGACGGGCGGCAGGGCCTGCATGACTTGGGTGGCGTTCAGGCCGGCCGCTGCCAGCGCCTCCATGCCTTGCGCGGCTTCCGTCCCGGTGAATCCTAACTTTGGGCCGATTTCCGTCGCGGCCTGCTTTAGCTTCGCCATCTCGGCGGCGGTGAAGCCGCCTTTCGCCGCGACTTTGGATAGCTGGGCCTCGAACTCGATAGCGCCGTCCAGCCCGCCGCCGAACAGCCCGGAAAAGGCGTCGCGGATCTTGCCGGCGACGACCGATATTTCCGAGTCGAGAAACTTGATGCTGGCTACGATGCCGCGAATCGGCGCGCTCGCCAGATCGCGGGCTTTGATCAGCAGCTCGACGACGGTGGAAGAACCGGCCACGCTACACCTCGATCAGCCGGATGGCGTTGACGGCGTACAGGCTGCCGGACTGCGGGTCGGCGGGCGCCAGCGACTTGTAGACCGGTAGCGGCTCCACCGATAGCGGGCCGTCGCCATCGTGGCGCGGCGCGACGGTGAAGGTGCGGCCGTCGTGCAGGGTGAGGGTGAACGCCGCTTCGGCGACCAGCAGCGCGGCGCGCAGATCGGCCAGGCTGGAATAGCCCCGGTACGCTTGGGCGCGCATCACCCACGCGGTGTAATCGTTGCCGTCCTTGGCGCCGACCAGGGTGATCGGGCGGCCTTTGAGCTTGGCGGCCTCTTCGACGAGCAGGGCGCCGGACAGGGTGTAGTCCGTGGACTGCGCCACCGGCGACCAGGCGTGCTCGTCCGACCAGATCAGGCCGGATGGCAACACCAGGGCGTCGAGGGTGATGGCCACGAGAAGCCCGATCAGCCCGTGAAATCGGTCGCCACGAAGCGGATCGGGCTGTTCGCGCCCGGGGGGGTGACCAGCGGCCCGGACAATGCGCCCTTCATCCAGCCGCCCACCACCCAGTCGTAGGCTTGACTGTTGCTGACGCTGGCCTTTTCGACGGTCAAGATTCCCCAGGTTCCGGTGGCCTTGTCGAACGCCTTGCCGTTGAGATACAAGTACGCGCTCTTGGTCTTGCCCGCGCTGTAGGCTTCGCCGGCGGCGGCGGCTTTGGAGAACGTGATTTTCATCCCCGTCCCCACGGCGGCGGCATCGACGGGCTTGATGTAGCCGGCGATGCGATCCATCAGGTACTTGTCGGCGGCGACGGCGACGTCGCCCGACGTTTTGAGCGAGATGCCGGCGGCAGCGATGTATTCTCCCGGCAACTTGGTCCAGATGCCGAGGGCGGTATCGATGACCGCGTCGGTGACCGTGGCGGATGCCTGGTTGAACGCCTCGACATCGGCGCTCATGATCAGCGCCCGCAGGTCGCTGGACATGGTGTTGCACTCCAGCGAAATCTGGCCGGGCTTGGTGGCCTTTTGCACGGTCGCCAGCACCTCGCCGACGCTGCCCGCCATGTTGGAGATGAGGTCGTCGCTCTCTTGTTCGGGCGGGGTCGTTTCGAGCTTTGTGAAGTTGATCGGCCCGTAAAGTTGGGTCGGCGTGGCGTCCGACGGGCGCAAGGCGCAATAGAGAGCGCATTGCAGATAGATTTGGGAGCGTTCAAAGGCCATGATGATCTCCAGGTAGGTCGTGCGACAGGCCGATCCGGTCAGTCGAAATAGTTCAGCTCGTAAAGGAATTGCAGCGGCATCACGAACGAGGCGGTGCTCCCGGCATCCGCCGGCGGAACGAAATCAGCCGCGCCGATCCGCAGCGGTTTTTTGAACTGCGTCAGCGCGCGGCGAACGTCGTCCAAGACGGCATCCAAGGCTCTTTCCCAGTCGCCGGACCCGTCAACCAGCGCCTCCATCTGGGCGATGCGCGTCCAAGTCTGGTACTTGTTGCCGGCTTCTATGCCGGCACCGCCATCGCTGGGCACGTCCCGCACCGTGGTCAGGGTGATGACCGGGAGCGCGGCTTTGCTGCCCACCGCCAGCGCGGCGCGGCCGATGGCCACAGCGGCGACGTCGGTTTGATAACCGTTTGTTACAGTTATCGTCTCCAAGCACGTTTTCAGCGCTTGCAGGTCATCGATGGCGGGCGTGCTCACCGGATCGCGACCTCGACGAACAGGCCGTCGTCGTTGACCGTCTGATCGATGCGGTAGGTTTTGCCGCCCACCGTCAGGCTGTCGCCCGGCTGCGGGTCCGGCACATCCGTTTTCGGCAGTTGCGCCGTGAGCCGGTTTTCCATGCGCTCTCCGAACTCGCCGACCGGGGCCGATGACCGGTTGAGGATCGCCCAGGTGGTGACCGGCTGCGGTTCTGCGGGCGGAGCGAACACCGGCGTGTAAACGGCGGCGTCGCCCAGGTTGCGCCGGAATGCCGGCATGCCGATGGTCTGCATGATTTCTTCTAATCGGCTCATGCGCTCTTGCGCTCGTTTATCAGTAGCATCCCGATAATGCCCATGGCGCGGTTTAGCGCCCGCGCCTGGAGCACAAGAGCGATCAAAAATCCGGGCTGTAGACGATATCGGTCGGCGGCAGCGGCGGGGTCACGTCGATCAGGATCGCCTCGGCGATCTGGATGTCGGACTCGTTTCCGGCCTTATCGAACGCCGTGATGCCGAAAATAACGCTGCCCTCCACGGCGGGTAGGCCGTAGATGGGCAATTGCTTGGTAGTGACGTTTTCCAAGTCCACATACGGGCTGTCGTAGGTCGGCGGGTTGCCGTCTTCTCCCTGGTAGACGCGATAATGGTCCACGTCGGCGGAAGGGCTTGCGGTCCAGGAAATGGAGCCTTGGGGGCGGATGCGGGCCATGGTGTCACCTCTGGTTGAAGTCGTGCGAGACGGCGGTGGGGGGTTGCGGGGGAGTGCGGTCAAGGGTGACCGCGTTGGAATTTGCGGAGCATTCGCCGTTCTGGCGGCAGGCGCGCAGAACGGCGATGCCGTTGCCGGGGATGTTGATCGGCACGAGCACATCGCGGATTTCGGTCGCGGTGCCGCCGCTGATATTTTCGCGGATCAGCTTTCCGGGCAATTGGATGTCCAGCTCGAAATAGCCCACCTGCGCCGCCTGAGGGTGCGCGTCCCACGCGAAGCCCCACCGCTCGCGGACCTTGGCGGCCGTGGCGAGAGCAGGGAGCAGGAGCAGGAGGAGCGGGAGGGCGCGGGGCATCAAGCGACCGTGCCGACGCCGACGTTGAGCTTGACCGCGCCGGTGGTGGCGGCGCTGGCGGCGGCGGCGGCGGCCACGCAACAGACCGACACATCACCGGTGGCGGGCGTGGCGGTGCCCACGTCAAATTTGCCGGCGCTGGCGTCCCACAGCAGCTTGGCGCCGATTGCCCAGGCGCTGCCTGTGACTTTGGGCAGGGTGAACACGCCTTCGACGGCCATCGCGCCGGTGGCGTTGTTGGCGATGTCTGCCAGGGCGACGCCGATGATGTTGCCCATCACCACCGGGGTTCCGGCCGCGATGGTGGAACCGCTGGTGTTGGTGTAGTCCAGGACGGCGCCGTCTTGCACGTATTTCGTGGTCATGGTGAAGTCTCCGAAAAGGGTTGGGCTGGAAATTACGCGCCGGCGTTCTTGTACATCGTGCGCCAGTCCAGGGCCTTCACGGCGGCGTCCAGCCGGACCTTGAACTCCACGCCATCCACCGTCCAGCCGTTTTGCTGTTCGAGGTACGGGTTCGGGTTGCCGTCCAGATAAGCCACCTCTACGGTGTCGAACACGTTTTGATCGGCGGCCATGTAAAAGGCCGTGGTGCTGGAAGCGTCCAACCGCGCATCGGAAACCAAGGTCAAGTTCCAGCCGCGCGCCGGGTTGTAGCGCTGGAGCTTGTTGGCGGTATCCGGGTCGTACTCGGAATTGAGCAGGATGCCGGCCGCGTCTTCCAGGGTCATCGGGACGATCAGGTAGCGCGGGCGGATGTTGAGGGCGTTGGCGGCGCCGCTGCTGTCGGTTTGCCGGCCCATCGCGGTTCGGCCGGCGCCGACGGTGGACAGCGACAGCGCGGCGGCGGAACCGGCGAGGTTGGAGTGGTTGGCATGAAATAGCGCGGTGCCGTCCGCCATGTTCGGGTTGCCGGTCAGCACGGCATAAACCAGATCGCCTACTTTGCGCGGCGCGGCGCGGCCCATCTTGCGCGGGATATCGGAGAACGCGCCCAGATCGTCGTTGATGATCGCTTGGCGCGAAATCGAGAACAGCTTGCCGTAAGTGGCGAGCTGGATCTGTTCGCGGCGCTCGCCGACCGTGCCGTGCTTGAATTCCGCGCCCTCTTTGACTTCATCGAGTTCGGAAAACTCGCTCATACCGGTGCGGGACGCGGCTTTGAAGTCGGTCAAGCGGCCGACTTTGATCCACGTTTTGAAGGTTTCATCGGCTTCGGTGTAGCCTTTGAGCATCGCCTTTTCGGCGGTGTCTTGCAGCAGATAGGGAAAATCGCTGGTGGAATGGGTGATCGCCATCGCCACGAGCGCCATCTTGCTGCCGGGCATGGACGTTACGCCGGCTTGCGCCAGACAGGCTCGGGCGGCCTCCATCAGCGTGAAGCCGCGAAACTCGTTTTTCGGATCGTCTTTTTCCAGGCCGGCGCGGATTTGCAGCGCGTTGCGCATGCCGGAGACAAAGCGCTCCCGCCCGTCGGCGGTGACTCCGCCGCGATGGGTGTTATCGACCGGCAAGGAGGCGTCGATCTTGGCGAGTTCGGCCGATAGCAGCTTGCCGGCTTGCTCGGGCGCGATGCCCGCGACGATCAGTCGTTCGGCCTCTCCGGGCAAGCGGGCGATGCGGGCCATTTGGCGGATCTCTTTGGCGGCGTCCAGGCGCGCTTGCAAGGCTTCGTCCGTGAGTTGTTCGGCGACCAGGGCGCGGCCGAGGGCGGGCTCTCCGGCGGCGAGACACCTTTCGGCGATGGCGGATGGGGCGAGAGCGGTCGGCGCGGCGGGGGTTTGATCCGGTTGTTTGGCGTCGTCGGACATGGTTTTCTCCTGCTTTGAAATGGGGGTAGATGCGGCCGGGCGCCGCGCGGTGGATCCGCTGATTTCGGCGGAAAGGCGGGCGATGAGCTGGTCCGGCGTTTCCACGCGGTCGGCCAGTCCGGCGGCGACGGCGTTTTGTCCGATGTACATCGCCCCCTCGGTGGCGCGGATGGCGCGTGGCGAGAGCGCGCGGGATTCGGCGACAGCCGCCACGAACATGGCGTAATAGTGATCGATATCGGCCTGTATCCGCGCTGCGACTTCGGGCGGCAGGGGCGCGTAGGGGTTGCCGTCAACCTTGTGGGCGCCGGCAAAAATGGGCGTCACTTTGACGCCGGCTTTTTCCATCGCGCCGGAAAGATCGGCGTGGCACGTCACCGCGCCGATGCTGCCGACTTGGCCGGACGGCGAAACGGAAACGGTTTGCGCGGAGCTGGCGATCAGATAACCGGCGGATGCGGCCAGATCGCCGGCCACGGCGTGGATCGGTTTGACGGCCCGGGCGCCGCGAATCTGGTCGGCCAACTGGAAAGCGCCGCTCACTTCGCCGCCGGGGCTGTCCACGTTTAAGATGACTGCGCGCACCTCTCGATCCGTAAGGGCGATATCCAGGGATTTTGCGATGGCATCATAGCCCTGGACATAGCTCGAATTGGCCTGCAACCCGCCGCGATGGGCCAGCAGGCCGAACACGTCGATCACGGCGATCCCGTCGATCACGCGATACCCGCCTTTCGCGGTCATGCCGAATCGGGTGGTGTAGGCGCCCGGTAGATCGATGGGCGAATCGATGCCGAAGCGCGGGGCCAGGGCGGCGACGATGGCGTGCAGCTTGCCGGGGTGGATCAGCAGCGGGCAATCGAACAGCCGCGCGGCGATGTGGGGCAAATGGGTCATGGTTGTGCGGAGTCCTGCTGTTGGAATGGGGTAGGGTCTTTGCCGTAGACGAGGCCGAGCCCTCGCTCCCGCTCCTGGTCCTCGTAGTTTTGCTGGTCGATGTCTTCCACGTCCCACCCCATCTCAGCGACTACAGCGGCGCGCGAGGTGAACCCTTCGTCCACCAGGATTTTTTTGGTTTGGGCCTCTTGGAGCGGGTTGGGGTAGCTCCAGGCGTGGGAGCGCCATTCGCAGCGGCGCCACGCGCGAGGGTTGTCGAAATAGTCGCGCGGCATCCGCAGGATGCGATTCAGGGCTACCGCGTCGAGCCACGTCGACCAAACCGGTTGCAGCACCTGCGAAACAAGCCGGTCCTGCTCCATTTCCAGCTCGCGGTAGTAGGCGTTGAGGATGACTTTCATTACTCGGTCGTTGGTATCGCCGTAGTCGTTGGTCATCAGCTCGTAG